TTATTCGGTTTTGGATGCCTTGGCCTTGAGGGTGCTTGCGCCGATGACGACGCCGATGGCCAGGGCGACGGCGTTGATGGTCGTCGCGGCCTGATCGGCCCACGTCCAGCCCCATACGGGGCCGAGGGTCTGCACGAGCACGCCGATGGCCGGCAGCACGATCAGCGCGAGCCATTTGAGCACGTCATAGGCTCGGTTCGGCAGCAGCCAATCGGGCACGGTCGGCTCCGTGCCGGCGGTCTTGGGTTCGGTGTTTTCGTCGGTCATATTGTCCTCGATTCTGCAGTTGGAACCTGGGAACCCCGCCCGGCTAAGGTGCGGGGTTCCCAGGTTGGGTTCGGGTTCTCAGTAGTTCAGTAGTGCAGCACTTCGCCGGGGTAGATCACGTTGGGGTTGCCGCTGCGATAGCCGGTGAGCTGCGTGTAGCCGATGCCGAGGCGGGCGGCGATGCCGCTGAGGGTGTCGCCGCTGCGCACGGTCACGGTACGGGTTGCCGGCGGCGCGTTGCTGCCGGTGGCGACGCTGCCGCCGCCGTTGTAGGTGACGACCTGACCGGGGTAGATCAGGTTGAGGTTGCCGCTGGGCACGCTCCACTTGGACAGCGGCCACAGGCCGGTGCGCGAGGCGATGCCGCTCATGGTGTCGCCGGAGCGGACGGCCACGCGGGTCGTGTTGGCCTGCGCGGCCTGCTGCGGCGCTACGGTCGCGGTGCCGGCGAGGCGCTGGTTGACGATCGCCATGACCTTGTCGTAGTTCGCGCCGAGCGCGTCGCGCCGCTGCTGGCCGTTGCCGTAGTCGCCACGGATGGTGGCGGTCGCGAGTGCCTGTAGGTCGATGGTCTGGGTCGGCGGCTTCTCGGTCTGCGGCGGGGTTGCGGGCTTGGCTGCGCCGGCGGGGTTGGCGTAGGCCTGCCACTGGCTTGCGTCGCCTCTGAAGTAGTTGAGGTCGAGCGGCCCGTTGTAGCCGCTGATCCAGCCGTTGGAGGTGTACTGGCGCATGGCCTCGCCGTAGATCGCGTAGTTCCACGGTCGGTTCTGGTAGCCGGTGGGCGCGTTGCTGGCGTACTGGGCGACCCACAGGCCGCAGTTGGCGCGCACGTCGCCGGGTATCTGGCCCAGCGCGCTGGCCTGCACGTACACCATCGGCCATACGCCGGTGAGCGCGTGGACGCGCTGGACGAACCGGCGAACCCAGTCGGAATTGCCCCACTGGGCGTTCTGATAGGACTCCCAGTCGAGCACGAGCACGGCCCTGCCGATGTAGTCCCTCGCCCGGCCGACGAAGTAGTCGGCCTCGGCCTCGGCGTTGTTGCCGCCGGCGTAGTGGTACAGGCCGAGGCTCTTGCCCCGGTCTGTCACGCACTTGGCCTGCGTGCGCCAACTGGAGTTCTCGAAGCCTACGCCCTGGGACACCTTGACTACGGCGAAGTCGTAGCTGGCGGTGCAGGTCACGTTCGAGGCCTGCCAGCCGGACACGTCGATGCCGACCATGTCGGCCAAGGCGGTCGCCGGCGAGACGCCGAGCAGCACGGCGACGACGACCGCGAGGATCCGCGTCACCAGGCTCGGCTTGCTCTTGTTCTTGATGCTCATTCCTCTCCTTTACTGTTGATGGATATGGAAAAGCCCCACCCGATCGGATGGGGCGAAATTTCTGATTGGCTGACTGTTACCAGCGGTCGTCGCCGCCGCGCACGAACATCCACACGACGGTTACGGCGACTATCATCACGATGACGATCATCGATGCCTCCTCAGTTCGCGGATGTCCTCGCGCAGCTCCAGGTGCTCGCGTTCGGCGTTGGCGACGCGTTCGTTCACCGTCTTGAACTCACCGTTCATGTCGTCACGCAGCCCGTCGATCGCGTCCATGACCCGCTTGTGCTTCTCGTCCATGTCCACGCGCAACGGCGCCTGATGGTCGTTCGTGATCTCCCACTTCGTGGCCGACTGCTGGTCACGCAGCCCGCGGATCTGACGGGACTGGATCACCGCCACTATGACCGTGGCCAGGCTCGGCACGACGGCGATCAGGATCACCGCCCACAACGGGGTGCCTGCTGGAGGGGTCATGGATCGTTCCTTTCGGCGTATGCTCTGAGGTATGAGTGATGACGTGTTGACGCCGGGTGGTCAGGTGAAGGCCATCGGCGAAGGTGTGGAATCGGCCGGCAAGGGTGTGGAGCGTGCGACGACGGGCATTTCGAAACTGGTCACGTCGATCAGCGAGGCTGTTCGGTCCGGGGACGGAACGCGCGGAAAGCGGGCGATATTCCGCAAGTCCGTCGGGGACGCGCGCCGCTTGTTCGGCGACGACGTGCTGTCCGATGAGGAGGAGCACGCGCTGGCCTGGGAGTACGTGCGCACGGTCAACGGTTTCGAGAACCTGAACGCGGTGGGACGCATGGCCGAGGACGCGTGCCGTGCCGGCAGCGTGGATGTGTCCGGCGTCGATCGGCTCCAGCCGGACTGGTGGGACGCGTTCGAGGACGGCGCCTCGCACGCGTACGACGACGAGGTGCGGGCCATATGGGCCCAGCTGCTGGCCGGTGAGATCAACCGTCCTGGAACGTTCTCGAAACGGACATTGACGACGTTGAACAACATGTCACCGCTTGAGGCCCAGCGTTTCCGGGAACTGTGCTCCTGGTGCTTCGATGTGCGCTGCGAAGGCGAACCTCCCTATGCCGTGCCCCTGCTGGCTCAGGTCGACGGCAAAGGAAGGACTTATGGCGGATTCCCGTTGCCGCGCGGGACGGTCCTTGAGGACGCGGGGCTCGTCACCCAGTCAACCGGGCGGAAAATCGTGTTCCGGCCTGGCCCAAACGCCATCATCGTCAACGGCGACGTACGACAGGTATGGAACAGCGAGAGGCACACCGTCTGCTTCATGTCCGGATACTCATTGACATCGACTGGACGCGAGTTGGCGTTGCTGTGCGCCCACGGGACCGCGGAAGATGATATCCCGCGCCTCATCAGCGAACGGTTCGAGAACGATATGCCCACGATAGGGCAGTGGATTGTGCTGAACCCACCGTCCGGATCGTCCGAGCTCGTCCCATCAGCCGTCCATGAGACGGAACGGGCTCACCTGTACCGGTGAGGCCCGGAACATCCAGTCGCATCGGGGGATCGTCCCGTCGGCCGTCGGGTTGGCGATCTCGCCGGACGCGGCGCTGAAGTACCGGATGTAGTGTGACGGGACGCGCCCCGCCTATCGGTCGGGTTCGTCGAGTGGGACGCTGCCCGTGAGCTGGATCCATCCCTCGTTGCTCCGGATGGCGCCGGGGCCGATGGCGATTCTCCCGTACGCGTCGATCTCCAGCACCGGTCGCGCGGTCCATGATCTTCGCGGTCACGTCGCCATCGACCCGGCATCACCACCTCCACGAGGTCACGATACTTCCTTACAGGGTTCTGAGGAAGTGTTCGATGATGGTGCTCCGGTATTCGTGGGCCTTGGCGTTGGGGTGGGCGTCGGCGTCGGACAATCTGAACGCCTTGTTGCGCAGTTCCACAGCACGCGGGCTGACGTCGATCCCGTTGCGTCCGCCGATTCCCATGGGCACGGACGGGTCGCCCTTGAGGTCCAACCAGGGCACTCCCCAGTATCGGCAGATGTCCTTGATCGCGTCGGCGTATGTCTCGGTCATCCACGCGTCCGGTATGATGACGCCAATCTTCGCGTACGGCATGTCGGTCAGGAAACGTTCGAACACGGTGTTGTACGCGCCCCACAGGGTCGTGTTGCCGGTGTCCTGTCTGGAGCCGATCTGTTCGGCGGTTAAGTTGTATTCGTTCAGGCCGAACATGAGCGTGATATAGTCGACGTCGTTAGGGACAGCTAGGTAACGTTCCACGGAGAACGGGTTGTTCGCCCCTTCGATGTTCGTAAAGTCGCTGCCGGATATGGCCTCGTTGACTAGGGTCATGCCGTTGCGCTTGGCAATCCACCACGGATAGGATTTCACGGTCCCGAGGTCGTGGTCATAGTCGTCGCCGGTCAGTCCCGCGCCTGCGGTGAAGCTGTCACCGCAGGCGACGTACTTCTTTCCGTACAGGACGTTCGATGCATAGGACGCCACGTTCCTGGAATCGATGTAGTCGCCGAGTGCCACCGGAGCCGTCGAGACGACCTGGAATTTGTCCGCATCCGGAACGACGTATCCCAAGAACCCGAACCGTATGTACGCGCCACCGATCCTCCTGCACTCGTGCAGGGACACGGTAAATTCCACGCTCGTGATTTCACTCGTGTCCTCGTTGTCGCCGAGGATGCGGATGAATTCGTAGTCGCGATTGTAGAGCGCGGCGGCGCGCGACTCATACGCCACCATGGTCCTCACGGTGACGTACGCGTCTCCGAGCAGGTCGAGGTCGATGTAGTCGGACGTGTACCCAAGGTCAAATCGGGTGGCAACGCCCGATTGGTTCAGGAACGCGCCGGACGTCATCTCGTCGTACCTCGGGCTCAGCACGGTCTCGTCGCCGAGGAGAAAGCCACGCCCGTACACCAGGCCTTCCACGTCGGACAGGACGCCGCCGACGACGTCCGACACCCTGCCGACGTTAAGCGCGGTCGCGTACCTGCCGTCCAGCATCCACCGTATGGCCTCGCCGTCCTTCTCGCGCAGCGACAACGTGACGTCCGAGGTTGAATCCGTCCATGCGAACGACTGGGCACGCATGTACGAGGCGCCACCCGGCACTTGGAACACGTACTTCCCGTTGGGGTTATCGGTTTTCACGCTCCCGATATTGCGCATCAGCGAATCGTAGAAGAATACGGACTGCGCGCCGTTGGACGATCCCGTGTACACGTACTCCTCGCCGGCCGACGCCATGACCACGTCGGTCACGTAGCATAGGACCCCGGCGACGGGGTTGAATCTTATGCCGTTGTTGTCCAGTACCTCGCCCCTGTGTAATATGACGCGCACGCCCGACACGCCCGACGCCGACGCCTCGCTCACCGAAACACACAATCGCGCCTGCGCCCTGACTGCCTCGCCGGCCGACCCGTACGTTGTCCCGTCCGCGCCCACGCGGACGTCCCTCAACTCGGTCCCCACGTCCCCGCCATCCGACCCGGACGCGACGACCACGTCCAAACGGGACGACAGGGCGTTCAGACGGTCACGCATGTCCCCGGCCAGTTCGGAGGCCGCCGTGCGACCCGCCTCCAAACCCGCCGCGCCGCCTGCCGACCTCGCCACGGCCGCCACGTCCGACGACACGGGCATGTTCGCCTCCATGATGTCCACTATCTGCTCCGTCATATCAAATCCTTTCGCGAGACTTTCAATCCGACAGGGCGTAATAGCCCCATCCCAACGTGCGCGTCGTACCGCCGTCCGGGGAGGTGACCGTGACCTTCCACTGACCGCACCGGCGCGACGCCCACACCGCGTCCGCGAACGCCGAAGGCGGGATGTCCGCGATCGCATACCCGTCCGATGTCATCTCCCCGCACGCACGCGAATACCACAACTCCGAACCATCCGGACTGCGCAGTTCGACCACGCCGCTCCACGAGCTCAGATCCACCGCCTTCACGGTCCCGTCCGGATACCTCTGCCGCCACCGGCCACCCAGACGCTCGCTGTCCCCACGCACCAGGCGCACGTCCAGACGCCCGACCTTCCTACCCATAGTCGCCATACGTGTTTCTCCCGTCTATTCGAGCGCCGGCTTGGAGCCGGGCACGTAGCCTTCCACATAGCTCGAGATCGCCCCGAACTGCACGTTGCACCAGTTCAGCAGTACGCTCGTGTTCCGCGCCTGCTTCTGCAGGTCGGCGGTCACCGTCTGCAGGGACGCCACCGTTTCGCCCTGCTGGCCCACGATCGATTCCAACTGCTTCTGCTGCGACTGCAGGGACGCCTGCTGCTGGCGGAGCTGGTCCTGCTGGCCGGCGAGCGCGTCCTGCTGCTGCTTGAGTTGCTGCTGCTGGGATTCGAGCATTTTCTGCTGCCGCTGCAGCTGGTCGAGCATCTGCTGCTGGATGGCCTGCATCAGGGCCTGCCCCTTCGTCACGTCCTCCAGCTTCGACGTGATGTTCGAGAGCTCCGTGCCGGTCGGACGGTTCGCCTCCCTTTTCTCGGCCTCGCGCCTCCTGGACTCCCGCAGGGAGCGCGACAGCCAGTCCCCGCCGCCCGACGTGACCACGCGCGTCAGGTTCTCGACCGGCTGGTCCAACGGCTCGCCCTGGTCCTCGCGCACCGACGCCTCGATGGACTCCGCGAGCAGCGCGTGCCCGTCGTCGTTCGGCAGCCCGCCCGACGAGCACAGCGCGGGGTCGCTGCCGCACACCTTCCACAATCCATCGCACACGAGCGCGCCCGCGTCCCCGGCGCCCAGGCGGATCGCGGTCCACACGAGCTCCATGCGTTCGAGCGCGGCGTCGTCCAAGCCGGTCAGGCAGCCCGGCGCGACGCCGGCCAAGCCGAGCTTCGAGGCCGCGTCGACCTGAGAGCCGATGTCCGGCTTCGTGGCGAATCCCACGCCCGTGGCGGCGTGGTTCTCCTCCACGAGTCCGAGCGCCTTGCTCGTGAGAGTGGAATACCGGTGTGCCGCGTCGGACGCGCCGCCGCCCGCGCACGTGCCGTCGCCCAGCCACAGCACGGTCCCTTGAGACGCTTCCATCGAAGCGATGGTATCGTCATCAGCCATGTCAGCTCCTTTCCTGAGCGCCGACCGTCACCCAGTCGGAATCCGACGTGCCCGACACGTCGGTGATGGTGACGTGCAGCGTGGACGCTCCGATGAAGTCGTCGGAGACCGTCACGTCGATGTTGTCGCCCACGTGCGGCGCTCTCTCTTCGCCCACGCGAAATTCGAAGGTTTCCGCTGGGAAGGCGTGTCTGCGCAGGTCGGATACGGCGTGTGACTGCAGTGTTTTCATGCTCGATACGGTCGTGTGCTCCGTGTCGACGGATTGCATGAACATGCAGCCGCGTTTCTGTGGCAGTTCCGTGCTTCTGCGGCACATGAGCGTTTTGTCGTTGTCCTTGCCGCCGGTGAGCCAGACTTGCGAGGTGAGGTCGGCTCCGTCGTCGGTGAGGGAATCGAGGATGATCCGGCTGTCCGGGATGACGGCGTTCCATCGATCTGTCGCTGCCCGGTCGGCCAGCGTCTGGTCGGTCGCGGTGAAGTCGAATGTGATGGATCCATCGTCCCTGATGCGAGGGGCGAAGCGTATCTCGATGCCGTTCTCGAGGTTGGTCAGGTCGGTGAGCCGGTCGGCGACGGTGGCCAGATCCCACGCGTAGTAGGTGCGGGTCAGACTGCCCTTGCGGACGAATCCGGGCAGGGTGATCGGCAGCATGCCCCACTGCAGGGCCTCGTCGACCAGCTGGCAGGCGATGTCCCTGCAGTACGGGCCGCGCAGGGTGAGCGCGAGGTCGCCGGCTGGCTTCCGCTCGTCCACGACGACGCTGTGATCGCGCCAGGACGCCGCGAGCTGGCGGCCGATGACAAGGCGTTTCGTCAGGAGAGTGAGACCGCCGCCTACGGTCAAGGTGACTTTGTGGTCGGAAGCCGCCCATTTGACATACGTCAGCGGTCCGGCGTGAGCTGGCCCTTGTGCCGGCAGGTAGGCGACGATGACGCGCCAAGGCTGCAGCAGTCCCCGAGCCCCCATATCACGCAGCACGTCGGTCATCGCGAGCTCGACGCTCATGCCGCCCTCACGGTTGCGGGATTCCTGCCACGAGCACAAGGTGAACGGCAGGCGCGTCACATGTTTGCCGGTGGTGATGTCGTACACGTGCATTTCGGCGGCTTCCATGCTTCCTCACTTCCATGCCGGCCGCAGCAACACCACGGCCTTCGCGTCGATGTTTCCGGTGTCGACCGTCAGACGGTGCGTGCCTGGCGGTATCGGGAACGCGTGGTCGTCCGTGACGGTGCCGCGGCTGGGGATCATGTCGCGGAAGTCGAGGTCGAGGCCGTCCTTCTCGTCCCCCTGCCAGACGACCAGGCCATCCGCGCCGGCGTCGGAGAGCCGGATCTTGAGCGTCTTCACCGGCCCGTCGATCCTGACCCGCGGCCATGTCGGCGCGTTGCCGCCGTTCACGACCAGGCACGTGGACGAGGACGCCTGGAACGACTGTTCCGGCCCGTATTTGAGAGGGTCCGGGCAGGTGACGATCAGTGTCACGTCCGTGACGCCGAGATCGCTCGACCAGCTCATCTGGCTCGAGAGATAGCAGTCGGATTGCCGCCGCCCGAGCGCGTCCTCCACCTGGAGGGTAAGGCGTTGGCCGACCATCGCGTTGAGCCGGTCGTTGAGCAACGCCAGTTCGAGCGAGCTTGACCCGTCGTGCTGCACGACACGGCCGCGGATTGTGACCACGCGCGGTTTCAACGTCATTCTGGATGGCCAGTAGGCGCCGTCCGCCTGCGGACGATCGGTCGGCGATTCCCGTACCTCGGCCGCCGTATACCAGCCATCCGTCGAGTTTCTTGCCAGCGTGACCTCAAACGGATCATGCAACGTGGCGAAGAGGTTCTGCGGACTGCCATCCACGAATACGACGGGTTCCAGACCACTGTCCAGCGGAGGCGTCAAAGCAATCCTCACTGCCTCACCCCCAGCTCTCGTCGGATGATTTCCACCGTCTCACGTGCCACGACCTCCGGGCTCTTCGACCCTGCAACGTTGACCGTGACATTGGTCACCGATGGCTGCATGGCCCGACCCTGAGGGACGGTCTGCGCGGCGGGAACCTTCGCGAACACCTCACGTGGAATCTGACGACGGTTCATGGCCGCGTACAAATCGGCACCGTAATAGTCGACCGATTTCACGTTGCTGACGAATTCGCCGCTTTTGACGCGCGCGTTCAGCAATGTGATGTTGTCTTCACCCGTGTAGGTGGCCTTGCCGGGCATCAGGCCCTCGATGACACGGCCGCCAGTGGCGTAGCCGCGCATCGAAACCCCGTAGCCGGTGAACAGGCCACCGGTCTTGCCGGTTGGTATGTTGCCCATCGCGCCCTTCGGGCGATAACCGCTGCTGGAATACGTGCCGCCTGAGGAATCCTCGTATTTGCCATGGATGGTGAACCATTTGTCCGCGATCTGCATGTTGTTCAGGCCTTGGAGCACTCCGATGGCCTGATCGTCGTTTGCATAGATATAGCCGGTTTTCGAGTCGATGGTCCAGCCGTTCGCTTCGGCCACCTTGGCCAGCATGTCGCTGTTGTCCCCCTGCAGCAACCCGGTTTTCGGGTCGATGGTGGCACCTGCGGCGATGGCCATCGCATAATCGAACTGGGTCTTGTCCAGATCGAGTTTGCCGGTTTTCGGGTCGATGGTGGCTCCGGTGGCGTCTGCGATCTTCTGCATCAGGTCGGTGTTGTCGCCGCTGATGCGCACGGTCTTGTCATCGATTTTCTCGGCCTTCAATTTCACGTCATCGAGCGCCTTACTGGCATCATCGGTGATCTTGATTTTCAGGTCGATGCCCTTGGCGGCGGCATTGCTCAGCTTCTCGACGCCCTGACGTAACGTATCCGCCTGCCCACGTGTCAGGCCATAACGGTCGGCGAGCGCCCCTGCGGCCTGTTCGCTCATGCCTGCGGCGTGGGCGTTTTCGATGAAGGCTTTGCGGGCCTGTTCGAGTTTGTCTCCGGCTTGTTGGGTTGCTGCTGCAGCATCGCCGTTGGCCTGGCCTTCCTCAATGATTTTTTGAGCGGTGTCCTGTGCGGTGGATGCCAGGGATTGCAAGGCGGATTGTGAATCGTATGCCTGTTTTTCGTGGCCTTGGAGGGCGTTGCCGCTCTCGTCGAATACGCGGCCGTTTTCCTGGATGCTGCCGTTGAGGTTGAGGATTTCCTGATTGAGCTTGGTGATGGCCTGATCGGTGGTCAGGTAGGTTCCCGGTAGGCTGAGGAAGTCTTTCACCAGACCGTCAATGGCGTCGGCGAGGTCTTCGGTGCTTGTGGTGGCATTGTCGGTGCTGTCGGCGTAGTTGTTGGTGCCTTCGGCGGCCGTGTCTCCGCTGGCTCCCGCCTTGGCGACTTCCTCATTGGTTTTGCTGACCTGTTCCTTGGCTTTGCTGACCTGGTCGGAGAGCTTGTCGTAACTGTCTCGGATACTGTCTGTCTGCATGACGGACATGTTGTTTTCGGCGTTTTTCAACTGTTTGTCGAACAGTTTTTGCGCTTCCTTGGACCCGTTGACGGCCTTTGCGAACGTGCTGTATTCGATGCCGGCTTTGTCGAGTGCTTCTCCAAGAGAGCCTAAGCCGGTGGCGAACTTGTCTCCGAAGTCCCAAGTTTTATCCTCGCCGCTGGCGATTTTCTTGATGAGTGTTTCGACGGCGTTCCCGGACTGGTCGATTGCGCTGGAGAATTCCTTGATGTTGGCTTTCGCGTCCTGCGCGGATTTGGCGAAGCCCACCAGCAGCGCGCCTGCGACCGTCAAGGCGATGCCCCATGGGCCGCCCAGCGCGGCGAACAGGCCGCTGCCGATGCTTTTCATGCCGTTCATTGCGGTCTGGCCTCGCGTCAGGCCGTTGGCGAGCGTGCCGGCGTTGGTGGACGTGCCGAGCATGGATGTGCCGAGCTGGATGATGCCGTCCTTGAGTAGTGGTGCGGCGGTGATGGCCCGCTGGAACAGGTCCAGCATCAGGCCGAAGTTCCGTGCCGTCTGCGAGCTGCTGGCGTTCAACGGTGCCATGGCGGAGTGCAGGGCGGTGAAGCCGCCACCCAACGCGGTCAGCAGCACGATGGACTGCTGTACGGGCGCTGGCAGTTGGCTAAACGCGTCCACCAGCGTGTCGAGCGTCTGCACGAGGGAACGCAATGGGCCCTGGCCGCCCTCGCCCAAAGAGATCATGAGGGATTCGAACGAGCCGCTTAGGTTCTCCAAGTCGCCTTTCAGGTTGTCGTTCTTCTTGGCGGCGAGGTCCGCGGCGTAGCCGGATTGGCTGACCTTCTTGATCCATTCGTCGATGCCGCTCGCGCCCTCCGCGTAGAGCACGTTCGCTCCTTGGATGGCGTAACTGCCGAACATGGTCGCCATGGCGCTGTTGCGCTGTTCCTGGGTGAGTCCGCCGAGCTTCTCCTTGAGCTGTCCGGCGAGACTGCTCATGCCGACGAAGTTGCCTTGCGCGTCGTACAGGGTTATCCCGTATTCCTCGGTGGCCTTCCGCTGTTTTTCGGTCTGGTTGGTCAGGGCGAGCAGCACGGAGCGCAGTTGGGTGCCGGCTTCGGCTCCGATGATGCCTTGGTGCGCGAATGCGGCCAATGTGCCGACGGTGGTGTCGATGCTCAGGCCGAACTTGTTGGCGGTGGAGCCCACGTTGTTCAACGCCTCGCCGAAATCGCTTACGTTGCCGAGGGCTTCTCCGGCTCCTGCGGCGAGCAGGTCGGCGATATGCGTGGCGTCGGCGCCGGTCAAATTGAATTGCGCCATGGCCGAGCTCATGTATTCGGCGGCTTGGCCGACTTCCATGCCGTCGGACGCTGCGAGGTTCAATGCGCCGCTCAAACCGCCGGAGAGAATATCCGAGGTCGACAGGCCGGCTTTGCCGAGTTCGTTGATGGCGTCGGCGGATTCGGTGGCCGAGTATATGGTGTCGGCGCCGGCATCAATGGCGGCCTGGCGGAGCTGGTTCATCTCATCGGCGCTGGCTCCGGTGTTGGCCTGCACGGTGCTCATGCTGGCGTCGAAGTCGGCGGCCATCTTGACCGCTGCCGCACCCAGTGCGGTGGCGGCGACTCCGGCTGCGGCGATGCCGGTGGTGATGAGCTTCGATTTGCCTCCGGCGGCTTCCATGGTGGTCGCGGCCTTCTGGCTTTCGCCCGACACCTTGGCCATGCCGGCGGTGAAGTTGCTGGTGTCCGCGAGCAGGCGGACTGTGATGTTGCGGTTCAATCCGCCTGCCATAGCGGCCTCCTGAGATTCATCTTGGTTTGATTCCCACCGTCAATGCGGACTGCTTCAGCTCGTTCTCGTTCGCATGGTCCTTCTTCCACTCGTCGAGCTTGAGGGATTGCATGAGCGATATCTGGCATATGCCGACGTCGGCCGTGAAGTGGAAGGGTGTCTGCTCGTCATGGCAGACGCTGATGGGCATGCCGCATTGGGGGCATAACGAGTGTTCGTATTCGTCGAGCGCGAGCATCCACTCGCGTTCGGTCGCATCCCATTCGGTTTCCGGCGTGTAGCCGGTGATGCGCCTATGCGAGTCGCGTTCCACCCGATACGCTGGTTCCCAGCCGAGCCACCTTTTGTAGCTGATGCCGAGCTGGCGGCAGATTCGCAGTTCCCTTACCGTCTGCGGATTATCCGCGAGGCTGATTCGAGTGCGTCTTTTGGGTCGATGAGCTTCGCATTCAGGTCACGGATCGCATACCAGATGGGGCTGATCTGGCCGTCGGACAGTTCGGTCATGACGTTCGCCAAATCATCCACAGGGGTTTCCGGCACGGTCTTCCTGACCATGAGTCTGACGGCGTCGGCGCAGATGTCCTCGATGCGCTGCTTCGGGATCCCGTTCTCGGTGACGGTGTTCGCCTCGAGCACCTGACGCCACTGGGAGAGCGGCAGCGCCTCCAGGGTGATGCGGACGGTGTCGTCCTTCACCTCGCCTCGCAGCTTGTCGATCTGTTCGGCGATGCGTTTGGCGGCGGCGTTGCCGCCCTCGGTCACATGCTGCGCCATGGCGCGCTCCAGGTCGGCTCCCAATGCGGCGACCTGTTCGGCCTTCTCCTGATCCAATATGAGGTCGACGTCCACGCGCTTGCGCTTCACTTCCAAAGCCATGATTATCCCTTTCTGAAAAGTCTGCAAACCTTTCTGAGAGAGAAGAGAGAATGCCCGTGCGGGGCCAGAAAGGTTTAGAATCCCCGCACGGAAGAATTGTCAGCCGCCGGCGATGGCCTCTTTCACCGTGACCGTCCGGCCTCCCTCACGGGCTGCGGCGGTCACGGTCGGAGGCGTCAGCCTTTTGGGGTCGAGATCTCTGCGGTCTCGGACTCCCAGCCGGGGGCCTTCGCGAACAGCGGAATCTTCGAGCGGATCATGGTGCTCGCGTCCGGGTTGATGACCTGCTTCTCACCGCAGATGACGCTCACGACGGTGAGCTTCTGCCCTACGGCGAGCGGCGCGTCGGTGGCCATGCCTCGACGGCGCACGATATAACCTGAGGCACCCTCGTGCATGAGGGTGACGGCCTCGTTCTGTTCCTTGTGCTCGGTGTTCGTGTTGTCGATGACCTCGATGCTGATGTCGCCGGCGGACTTGCGGCCGGGGGCCCCGAAGTCCTGCACGGCGTTCTCGCGCTGGTCGGACACGGCGTCCTGCGACGGGTCGAAGCTCCATCCGCCGAGCATGACGTAGTTCGAGATGTCGGTGCCGGCTTCTAGCTCGGCCATGGTGGGGGCCTTGATGTCCTTGATCGTCGGCACCCATAGTGTGGTGATGTTGCCATCGGCGCTGGTGCCAGGAATCTCTGTACCCAGTTTCATGGTCATAATGTGCTCCTTGAAGACTTTTGGTAAATGATTGGTTGACTATGGTCGGCTCCACGTGAAGCGGAACCTCAGGACGCGCACCTGGTAGCGGCGCGCGGTGTCGTCGGCGGTCAGACCGGCCGCGTACGCGCCGGAATCCTCGTACAGGGTGAGCTGGCCGACCGTGTAGCCAGACGGCCGGGTGGGGGAGCGGTTCGCCAACGCGGGAATCAGCATGTCGTCACACCAGATGTTCACGCTGTCGACGGTGGTGCTGACGGCGCGAACCTCCAACAGGGCGGAGTGGGCGGTGAACCGCATCGTCTCCGCCGCCACATGACGGTCGGTGGAGACGCGCGCGATGATCCACGGCGGCATCTCCGACTCCAGCGGCTCCTCCTGCCGGTAGACCTTCACGCCGGACGGCATGGAGGGCAGCAGGTCGAGAACCGCATTGGTCAGGTCCATGACGCTCATAATCCGATGGCTCCTATCAGCATGTCGTCGGCGGCGTCGCCCACGTATTCGGCGAGCGTGGGCAGCTCCGTCTCCGCATGTTCGTAGAAGTCATGGGTTCCGCCGCCTTTCGCGGTGCCGAAGAACGCGATGTTGGCCAAGTCGGAAGCTCCGCCGTCGCGGGGGCTCACATCCGCATAAATGGTGGTGCCGGTGCTGCCCATTTCGTAGCCGATGCCGATACGGCTGATCGCGTAGTTCGATGATGTCTGCAGGTCGGAGATGACGCCTTCCTTGACGTTTTGCGCGCCCTTCTTCACCGCCTGCGCGACCTTGACCGAAGCCATGGCGTGCGCGGCGGCGACACGACGGCCGAACGCGGTCAGCTCCGAAGCGTCTATGGTGATGTCACTCATTGCTGTTGCCCACCTCCTTCACATTCCACCGGCATGCGGTGGAGTGTGTCTTCTCGGACTGCATGTTCAACAACCGGAGTTTCCTGCCCTTGAGATTCGGGTCATCGGCCTCGGTTATCTCGCACACGTCACCCGGCAATAAACCCATGGTGCCGTAGGGGAAATGCACGTACATGCTCCACACGGGAGTGACGGCACCCAACGCTTCGACGATGCCGCCCTCCGTGTTCTCGGCAGCCAGACCGCCCGAGGTCTGCACCTTGCACTTGCCCTCATACACGGTGTTCGCAGCCGGTTCCACCAGTCCCGTTTCGGGGTCGGTGACCGGTTTGCCCATGTGGGTGACGCGGCACTGGTCGGTCATCAACGATTCGGCGAGCTGTCGGCCTCGGTTGAGGATGTGCTGCACGTTCATCGGAACACCCCTATGGCGATGCCTCGCATGCCGAACCTGTTGCGGAGGGCTCGTTTCGTGCCCTCCGGCAGTTCGAGTGCGTCGATGATCTCGGAGTCGCCCTGACGGTAGCCGATCTGCACGTCGTCGATTCGCGCGTACGATTCGTCGCGGTGAGCGCCGGGGCCGCCGTTCGACTGCTGGACGAGTCCGGCTGCGACCATGCTGCACACGAGGCGCACGATGTCCGGGGGGATCGGGTCATAGCCGGCGAGCATGGTGACGGTGACGGAACAGGGGACCATGTTCGGCAGGCTCCACAGGCTTTCCCTGTACAGCGCGTTGCCGAGCAGCTTCCAATCCCCGGTCTCCTCGCCGTCCACGAGCACGCGGCTCACGGAAATCACGGGGCGCATGGGCAAATCGAGCCTGCGTGAGGTTTCACCGGGGATGGTCACCGTGTAGTCGCCACGTGTGATGGGGCAGCCGGCGGCGTCGCGCACCGCGGCCGAAACCGATTCGAGCAGCTTGCCCGCGAGCTTTCCGTCCGCGTATTCGATGCCGTATGAATCAAGGTCCTTGATCGTTGCCAGCGTGTCCATGAGCCCCCCCTATGCGGTTATTCGGCTTCGCCCACGTAGGGCATGGCCTCATAGCTGCCGGCCATCACTTGCCCACCTTGAAGTGTACGGTGGCCAGCGCTTCGGGGCGCACGACCTTCGCGCCGTACAGGTGCAGGCCCTTGACGATGTCGTCAAAGCCCTTCTCCTTGCGGGTGGCCTCGACCTTGGCGATCTGCTCCGCGAACGTGGTGGCCGCGTTGGTGCCGGCGATGATGACGTTGCCCTCATCGGTCTGAGCCGAGGCAGAGCCGCCCTTGGCTGCGGGAGCGTTGTTGGACTTGAGGATGGTCATGCCCGCGGCCTCGCCGACCACGCCGTTGAGCAGCGTGGAATGAGCGGACTCGGCGCCCGCGACGAAACGGCTGTCCTTGCGCAGCAGGCCATAGAAGTCCGGGTTGACGATGACCCAACGGCCCGCGTCTGGCACGTTCTGCTTATCCAATGCGGTGGCCAGATCCACGATGGTGTCGTACGCCTTGGTGGCGGTGGCTCCGGAAATCGGGTCGAGCTTGCTCTTCGCGCCTGCTGCCATCAGGCCGGCCAGGTACTGGTCGGTCAGGTCGCGCAGCTTGTAGGCTGCGTCCCGGGAATATGCGGCGGTCAGGTTGTTCATGGCCTGGCGCTTCTCCACGTCGTCGATTTCGAACGCGAAGTACTTGCTCTGGTTGATGACGAGTTCGCCGGCGTCCTTGTCGGTGGCCGGTTCGATGGTGATGTCGGTGTGGGCCGTGTAGTCGCCGATGCTGATGTGCGCGATGCCGGTGATGTGCACGGTGTCGCCGTAGTTGGCGATGTCGCCCTCGTAGTCGCGGTTCACGGCGGAACCGTAGACGAGGTTCTTCTGGAGTTCCAGCAGGATGTTGGCGCTCCAGAGTTCGGGAATGAAATTGGTGATGGCCATTTAAGGCCTCCTTCCGTTAGTTGGCTCCGAGCAGGTCCTTCAGTCGCCCGTCCTGTTGGGCTTTGACGATTTCTGCGGGGCTCATGGTTTTCAGGTCGTCTCGGGTGAGCTGACCCTGATGGCGGTCGCCGTCCCGTGTTCCGCTGGGCGGCGTGATGTTCGCACCCGAGGGTGCTTGCTCGGCTTTCCCGAGATAAGGTTTCTGTTCCAGCAGTTCGCCGATGGAGTCGGCGATGGCCTGCGTGTCCACGCCGCCGTCATCCGTGACGGTGAATTTGGACAGGTCGAGGTAGCGCAGGGCGTCGGCCGGGTCGGTGAGCTTGCCGCTGGCTGCGGCGCGGACTTCGGCCTTGAGGATGCGCTGGTTGGCGGCGGCAAGGGCCTCGTCCTTGACGGCCTGTTCCTTCCGGGCGGCCTCGTATTCGGCCTCCTTGCCCTGCAGGGCGGCGATCTGTTTTTCGAGTTCGTCGACCTTGTCGGCCTTGGCGTAGGCTTCGTTCAGTTTCTTTTCGAGGTCGCGGTTGACTTTCCGCTGTCCTTCGAACTTCGACTGCCAATCCTCGCCGCCGGTGTTCTCCGGCTTCTTGGACTCGTTGTCGCCTGTCTGCTGGTTCTGGTTTGCGGGATCCATGTTCTTCCTTTCGATTCGCTGGATCATTGCTGGAAAATCTGGCCGCCGGAGGTGACCCATCGGCGGTATTCGCGTTCGCACTGGGCCGCGATCTCGGGGGTGAGGGGCATGCGGCCATCGTTGGGGTTGCGGCCCTCCAATACGGCCTCGTAGCGGAGCTTCGCGGTCTGCACGCGCTTCTCGGCGGCGGTCAACAGTTCGACGCGCCCCTGCCGGTACGTGTTGTCGTGCAGCCACATGCTTTTGCGGATCTCGGGCACCTTGCCGCGCCAGTCGTTGTCCACGTAGTAGCCGTTGGCCTTCAACGCGGCGATGGTCTTCTCCCGGTCGCCTCCGGTCAGCGAGTAGATGCCGTCGATGGACAGGCGGCGTTTCATTTTCCGGCCGGACTGTTGCGCGTATTGCATGCTGGCCCACCCGTATCGGGTGGTGCCCTCGCTGGTGGTCAGCGCCGTATAGCCTTTTCCCACCCTTTGCATGCCGCGTTTCGAGTTGACGACCTGGTAGATGTCGGCGCCGTCGCGGATGGCCTGCGCGTAGTTCGTGCCGAAGCGTTTGTCCTGCTCCTCATGGGAGAGACTTTTGAAACCCTCCATGGGGTCGCTGATCCACCCCTGTTGTTTGGCCATGCTCTGGCTGCAGGGCACGTGGCGGCCGTGGCAGTGGGGGTGGCGCAGGAACCCCTCGTTGAATCGGAACCATTTGCCGGCCAATATCATGCACCTGTCGCAGCAGGTGGCGGATTCGACGCGGATGTAGCCGACCTTGGGGCGGCTGGTGATGTCCAGTGATTCCGCCTGGCGGGCGGTGTCCATGACGGCCAGAGAGGTGAGCATGACCAGCAGGTTGCGTCCGTATTCCAACGCCTCCAATGAGGAGCTGCCGGTGCGTATCGCGTGCAGGGCGGCGAACACGGGGGATTGGAAGTAGGATGCGATGTCGAGGCCGGACGGTGCCCAACCGGCGAATGCGTTCGGGTTGGCCAAGGCGTGTGGCGTGATGTAGACGCCCTGTTCGGCGAGCATCATGCCGCTCGCGTCGATGGCCGTTTCGGCGGACTTGGTTTGGATGGTGGAGAACAGGGTGAGGAAGTCACGGCTTATCGACTTCCACGACGCCTGGATGTTATTGGCGTCGACCCTGTTCCATGTTCTGCGCGCGGCCCTGTCCGCCGTCAGCTCCAACGTCGCCAGCCGTTTCTGGCTGTAGGCCAGCACCTGCGATTCGACCGCCATCAGCGCCTCCGATCTGCAGGGCACGGTTCAACGATTCGAGTTCGGGGTCGGCCATCTCGTCGGCGCGCATGCGCATGATGCGCTGCACCTCGTCCGAGCTTTGCCCCATCTGCTCCGCGACCCATTGGATCGGGAAGCCGAGCTGCTTGTACTTGAGCATCGCGTCCGCCATCAGCGTCTCGCTGCGATACTGCGGGGTCGCGAACTGCACCTTGGAGTCGGCGATGATGTCCGCCTCGTCCGTGTCGTTTTCGTAGCGCATGGCGATGCTGCAGATGTCGCGGATGGGGGATTTCAGGAAGCTGATGCGTTCGATGGTCTTGGATACGAGGCCGGCTTCGGCGACCTCGTATCCTGTGGCGGGAACCTCCGCGTTTGTCAGCAGGTAATGGCCGGGGGTGCGTGTTTCGGCGGCGATATGTTCCACGGCCTTCTCGATGACCGGGATGAACACGTTCAGGTTCGAGCTTGACCATTCGCCCAGGTTCACGTTGTCGCCGGTGAACTGGTAGATGCGCTCCAGCACCTGCTTGTCGAGTTCGATGGGCTTTTCGCCGACCTGCTGTCCCTCCTCGTTGTAGACGGGCTCGACGAGCGGGTCTCCGCCGAGGATGACTCGTGCCGGCAGTGAGGCGTAGTCCAATGCGTTCAGCAGGTAGGCCCATACGACGTTGACCGTGTCCTGCATCGATTCGACGTGCGCGATGTCGCTGATCGGCGCATTGTCCAATAGCATCTGGTTGCGGAACTCGCGCAATGGAATCGTGTCCAGACCGGTGGGCTGAGGGTCATTCATCTTCCAGCCATACACGTCGGGCGGCACGCGCTGGTCGGTCAGATCGAGCATCTTCTTACGTTCCATGCTGACCGTCCAGCCGGGCACCATGAGAGTGCCGTACTCCTTGTCGTCGCCCTGCTGGATGAGGAACCCGGCTGACGGCTGGCCGGTGCGCGCATCGTAGATGACTGCGGCGCTGTCCGGGTGCTCGAACGTGATGCGGGCCCTGCCATCGACCTGCGTGACCAAGGCGAACGCGCGACCCGTGGTGGTCATCATCAGCGCGGCCTCCTGCAACCCACGTTCGAAGTCGTTGCGGTCGAGGCATTTCATGATGCCGGTGCCGAGCTTCACGTCATCATATGGGACGAAGCCCTTGAACTTGATGCGTTCCACCGGGGCCTGCGCCACCGGGAGGCACCAGTTGTCCGAGAAATCGGAGAACCGGTCGCTCATATAGCGTTCGAATTCCTTGGACGCGAACTTCAGTTTGCCGCGTTTGCCGAGCACGTAATCGGTATGCGTGCCGATGCTGGGCCGGCGGAACTGGATTTTGTCGGCCAGTCGGTTCGCCAATGAGGACAGTTCCTGCTGGCTGTAGTCCATCAGTACCTCCTTCTGGTCGATGATCCGGTAAGCATGTAATTGTGTTTGCGAGCGCCCCAGCCGGCGGCCCGTGCGTCGCATGCGGCTTCGTGGGCGAGCACGCTGGTCACGGCGGCGTCTATCTTCCTGTTCTGCTGGGGTTTCGCCAGCCCGTAGCGTTCCAGGGTCTTGGCGACCTTTCGCGCGTTCATCATGTGGGTGCGGGTGACGGGGCAGCCGTCCTGTGTGATGCGGTGCGTGGTCAGGTCGGCTTCGAATCGGCGCAATGCCTCGTAGACGGCTCCGATGCGGGAGCTGCCCGACATGCTCCATGGCATGAATTTCTTCGGCCCGTAGGCGCGATCCCATGCTTCTATCTCCGATTCCCATGACAGTTCGTCGCGGAAGCCGGGATCGCAGTAGGCGCGTTCTATCTTGTAGCGTTCGTTGAGTTCCGCCCATGCTGCGGATACCTCGGCGCGGGGGATGCGCCCGCCCCACTGCTTCGGGTTCCAGATGGTCGCACGCCGGTCGGGCCCGTATCGGGGAGTGAATATCAGCCCGTCGAGGGTCTCCATCTTGATGCATGTCCAGTCGTCGTTCTCCGAACCGTCGAAGCCCGCGCATACGCGCGTGCCTTTTGGCGGGTTCGGCAACCAGAGTTCATGCGCCGGCATAGCAGCTCTCCCACAGTCCGTCTTCGAGCCATGCGCCGCCGCCCTGCACCAGACGGTTCCCGAAGAACCGTTCCGCTTGGGTAGGGTCGGTCTTCATCAGCGCCTTGGCTTCCGATTCGATGGAATTAAGGTCGACCCACGGGGAGCCGCGATACACGTATTCGAGCATCTTCAAGCGTTCGGATTTCAGATTGAAGTCCAACGGCCGGCCGTCGCGGTGACGCAATGATTTCGCGAGATCGGGGTTCCGGTAGAACACGAACACGTCGTCCTCGGCGTTCTCGAACACCTGCTGCGCGTAACTGTCCTCGCCCGGATCCCATGCGTTCGTCCACGCATGCGTGCGGCCGCCCATGCCGGCGGCTCCTCGGCGCTGCGTGGTGGCGACCGCTATCATGCCGTTCGATTTCGTGTACAGGCCGGCCTCGTCCTGTTCGGCGTCCGTGATCGGATTGCCCAGACGGGACTTCGCGGAGGCGGTCACCACGTCGATGCGGTCCAGGTCCAAGGCGTCGGCCTCGCCCTCGCGCCCCGGCTGCAATATGCGGATGAAGGTGTCCCTCACGCGCATAAGCTCCTTGAGCGGGCCAAGCAGGACCGTCGCCACGAGAGGCCGGTAGATGTTGCGCACCTGCTCCTCGGAGTTCGCCGTCAACTGGATGAGCGGCGACGGATGCCGACGGCCTTTCGGCTCGCCCGGATTGTATGGCCACTCCCAGCCGCACGGGCAGCCGTTGTCGGCGCACCGGTACACGTCGCCTTCCTGTGCCCAGCCATCGAAGATGGTGGGCCCGCAGCCCTCGGCGGCGGTGAAGAACGCCGTGCATGGCCCCTTGCCCCATTTCTGCGGTCCGACGGTCAACGTCATTCGATAGGTGAACGCCTGGTTGAGCACCATCGGGTTGTCGACGGTGACTTCCTCGGGCGGCACATATGGGGCGTCCTCGCGGATGCGCCAACGGTTCGCCGCCAGCCAGTACTGCCAGTCGGACAGCACCACCGGACGGCCTCGCAACGGGCCGTCAGGCTGCCGGCAGTGACGTTCGATCCATGCGCACACCAGATGCCCCAACGTGGGGAAGTCGATGAGCCATGAATCCTCGTCAGCCATTGCCGCTCATCCGACGCTGGTACACATGCCTCGTCTCGTCCATGGGAGAGCGTTCGGCGGCTGATTCCCGGTTCAGCTCCTTGGCCCTGCGGCGCGTGAACTCCGAATCGACTGGCTTCCGCTCGGCCTCCGCCTCGATTTTCCAGCCTAACGCCTGCAATCCGGCGGCGCTCATGCCGACGCGGTCGGAGATGCGCAGCAGCACGGTCAACGCCGTGGGTGCCGGCGCGATCTCGCATGCGGTGGAAAGCCGCGCGTACAACGCCAGTTCGTGAATCATCCACTTGAACTGGGGCAGATGCCAGGCGCGTGCCTGAGGCAGCTTCCACAGCCATCCCCACTTCTCCGCCTCAAGTTCGCGGACGCGCTCGTCATCGGCGGGCTCCAAGGGCCATTCCGGCGGCTTCATCCGGCACTCGGTGTTCGGCAGGCTCTGCAATGTGTATCCGAGTCTGCGGCTCTTCTCGCTGTTCGGGTCCTTGGCCGGCCCGGAGCGTACTCGTTTGCCTCCACTTGGCATGATGTTCACCTCTCGTCATGGCCTTGCGCCCTAGCGACAGATCGACGGGACCGCCATCGCGGCGGCCCGCCAGTGATGTTTGAACCCTGCGCACCCGTCAGACAGCTCACCGGCGGTTCAGGCAGGGGTGGTCGATACCCCCACCCCCCCTAGGTGTCGCCGATCGTTTTTTGCAAGGATATGCGGCTGCCGATTGTTTTTTACTGTTCGGTATTGAAGCCTGCTGGTCTTGTTCTGCCGGTTTTCACGTCGTGGCATTGCTTGCACAATCCTCGTCCGAACTTCGGGTCGTTCGGATTGAGTCGCATGTCTATGAGTTCGATTCGCTCGTATGGATAATGATCCGCGATTGTGCTTGGATTGCCGCAGAGCCCTTTGTGTTTGCCGCAGCCTCCATGCTCGGGGTTGCCGGGGCATGTGCAGTATGGGTCTCGTGCGAGCACCTGCCTGCGAAACGATTGATGTCCCTTGGTGTTGTAGGGGTTACGGCCACGGGTGCGGGTACGGTCTCGCTGGGTGCGGAGACAGGCGTCGCATTTGCGGGCCGGTGTCTCGATGAGGTTCGGGCATCCGGGCGTTGAGCAGACTCGCCAGCTCATGTATGCCTCGCTGTGTTCTCGACTTGCGTATCTTTAATTACTATGTTAGTATAGATATGTCGGCAAGGAAGACCGACGATAACAGAAAAGTGAAAGGGCAAGGGCCATGACCCTCAAGGATTGGCTATCGCTCGCCCTTCAGGCCGTATCAACCGGAACAGCGTTCTGGGTGGCATGGAGGACGCGAGACAGAAAGAAGCCCCGACACAAGAAGTGAGTAGGGCAAGGGGTTCCGAGCGCAGGTACCGCCCAGAACCCCTCTACTCAACACTAGCAGAACGGAACGCATCATGAAACGTGCACTGGTATGGGGTCTGCTATCGCTGGCCTTCGGCGCATTGGCGCTGGGAATGTCCTTCGGCGGATCGTTCGCCGGAGGATTTGCCCTGGCCTCCGGGTTGTTCGGCCTCGCCGCCGGGTTTGACCACGGCGGGAAAGGCGGCGACGATGACTAGGCATTATCTGAGCCTGACCGAGGTGGCCGAAAGGCTCGGCATCACCAAGGGCGCTCTCGCGCGGTACAGACTGCCCGAAGCCGACGTGACCGTGGGCAACGCGCGCGGCTGGCTCCCGGAAACGATCGACGAATGGAACGCGAAGCGTCCCGGACGCGGCGTCGGCGGTGGAAGACCGAGGAAGAACAAGGCCTGAATACGCGAAAACCCAGCCACGTGAGCTGGGTTTTTCGACACTTCTGCCACTGCAATCATCGGTGACAACCGGTCATTTGTCAAGTCCGCCGGACTGTTTGTCGTCCTCGCCCGCAAGCTCGTCCACGGGTTCGCCGCTGATGACGAGCCTGTAGACGCTGCTGTAGGCGATGCCATCCGGTGTGACATCGAGCTTGCCACGTTTGCGCCACACATTGACGGTGTTACGTTTGAGCGTGATCCCCGCATCCGTGAACGCTTTAGCTATCTCGGCCGCAGAGCCACGCCGGCTGTCATCCCAGCACAATGTCTTGAGCCGCCTGAGTTTGACGGTCTGCGCTCGCTGTTCCCTCCCGCACACGGGACACGTGACCCACTGGTCGTTGGTTCCTGCAGTGAGCATCATGGCGCACAGTTCGCAGGTGCCTATCTCGCGGCGCTGCTCTGGCGGATCTAGAGCGAGGTCGATTTTCCGGGCGATGCCGTTGATGGTCGCCATGTAGAATCCTGCGTCCGCGAACGTGGCAAGGCGTGCATGGCCTGCGCATGCGATGAGCGTGGCCGTCAGGTCTTCGCTGCGTTTGTCTTTGTGCCAGTCGAGGGCGTCGATGCCGTCGAGGCAGCGCCATAGTTCGCGCGCGGTCGCGTCGAGCATGTCGATCAGGTCGATCACGTCCAAGCGTATCGGCGTCGGGGGAGTGGCCGTCTGGATGCGCACGGGTGAATGCCCGCCCGGATGCAATGTGGCGTCGAGGCTGTCATGCAATGGCGTGACGTCACGCGCCAATCGCAATAATGTGCCGGCGAGGCGCATTTCGCACGTCTCGCACAGCGAATACCCCTCTTCGGTCATCGTCTTGCAGTTCTGACAGTTCACGAATCCCCTCCACGTCGGCTACACTGGTTGTTTGCAGACATGCCCTCCGCCGTTGGTGGAGGGTTTCGTTATTTCAGAACAGCGGCCTGTCCTCATAGCCGGTATCGGATGGAGCCGGCTTGGTTTCCCGTGGTTGGCTGCCGATGATGGCTATGACTTCGGGCAGAGGGATGTTGAGCTGGCCTGCTATTTCGAGCGTGGTGTAGCCGTTGCGATGCATGCGTTGGACTTGCTCCTGTCTTGTCCTGCTGGTCATGATTCCGCTGTCCTTCCTGTCTCCTTGACGATGGTTACCGGGGTGAGAGTGCGCAACTAATGCAGAATCTGTCGGGGATTAATGCAGTTTCGGGTCGGACTAATTCAATTCTTTGCATGGTTTCCGTGTCTCCTTGAGGACGTTGATGGATTTGAATGCGCCCGTGTAGAGGCTGATTGTCTTGTCTATTGGGTCTGGTCGGAAAACGTCGGTGAAAAAGTCGTTGTCCTGGATTGTCCAGTAGCCGTAGGGGCGCGGGAAGTATTTGAGCCAGCCATCCAGTGTCTGACCGCTGTTGGTGATGGCGATGAACCTATGCAGGTCCAGCTCCCAGGGTTTGGAGTGCTGCCAGTCGATGCTTTCGCTCACGTTCATTCTTCCGGCTCCTGTTCGTAGAAGTCTTTGGGGGTGATGGTCACGCTGATCTGGCATCCGGTGGCGAGCGCCGTGTTGATGATGTCGGTGAGGTTTGTGTTCTCGTTCATTGTTGTTCCTTCGTTTTCATGGCGTTGACGGCTGCGAGCGCCTTTTTGGCGGCGTGCAGCCATGCCTGTTTGAAGACTTCGCTGACGGCGTCCCAGTTGGTGGGGCCGGGTGTGCCCGTGAAGAACCCTCGGGCGCAGGTCTCGATCTCCTCGTCTGTGGGCTCGTCCGAGTTGAGTTCGTTTTCGATGCGGATGGCCAGGTTGAGCGCCTTGTCCCAGCCGGCCTGGTAGCCGACGACGAACGATTCGGCGGCTGATTCGTTGCCCAGTCCGGCGTCGGCGAGCGCCGTGAGGGCTTGTTGGGTGAGGTCACTCATCGTCGTCCTCCACGATGGTCGCCCTGCCGCTGGTCTCGTACATGGTTCTGGCCACCGCCTTGAGGTTCCGGCTGGCCGTATCGGAGCATTGGCCGAGGTGCAGGATGCTGACGTCTTCCAGCACGCAGGCGCTCGCGAGCGCCTGTTCGAGTTGGTCTTGTGTGAAGATTCGTGCCGTGTAGCTCATATGGTGCTACTTTCGTCGGCGAGCGCCGGCCCTGTCATGAGGGTGAGGTAGTGGCGGTATTCCGCGATGTCCCTGTCCAGGCAGTCGTGGACGCGGTGCGTGGGCTTCATGCGGTGCTGGTATGGGTCTTGGCCGCAGGCTTTGGCCGCGAGGCGCAGTGCGGTGACGTCCAGCATGCGGTAGTGCAGCAGTTCTCCGAATCCCGTCATGCAGAAGCGTTCGACCATGGGCAGGTCGAAACGGCTGATGTTCGTGCCGGCCGGGTGCAGGGTGTACGTGGTGGCCATGCCTTGGATGAACCGGAGGGCCTGTTCGGCGATGACCCTGGGTGAGTTGGCCAGCGGGTCGCAGGATTCGCATTGGGCGAGCAGACCGTTGTTCAGATGCAGTTCCAGGGCGGAGGGCTGCACGGTCAGCAGGGTCTCCCGGCCGATGTGCACCACGGCCTCGAACCGCCCGTATTCGTGCATGGCGTCCAGGCTGGTGCAGCGCAACCCGATCTCCAGTATCGAACACATGTTCGCATCGAGGCCGGTGGTCTCCACGTCCATCCATAGCAGGGCTTCGGGTTTCTCGGGGATCATAGCGTCTTCTCCTTTCCGGCGAGCGCCTGAACGATGGCTCCCTGGATGGTTCGGGTTTCCTCGCGGGTGAAGCCCTGCGGGATGATGATTGTCCTGGTGCTCACCGGTATATCGGGCGGGATGAGCATGGTCACGCTGGTGCCGTCCTCTCGGGTGAAGTCCACGTTGTCGAGTTCGCCGGGCACGGTGACCGCGTAGGCGTTGATCATGAGTGTTCCTTTCTGCTGATTTTATCGGTTGGTTTGCGGGTGGTTGGGCATGCCCTCGGGCGGCGGGCATGAATGCCATTGGCCGTCGGTGTCGAGCAGTATCCAGCCGCGCCGGCAGCTGTACACGGGCACTTGGCTTGGCTCGGGGTCGTAGCTTTTGAGCAGGTAGCCCAATGCTCGGGCCTGTTCGGGGTGCCGGTGTATCCATCCGTGGCATCCGGTGCTGTTGTCCGTGCCGCACACGTCGATGACGTTCGAGGGGCTGTGCCGTTCGGGGTCGCCGTATGTCTGGCTGCGGCGTTTCCGGTGGTGGTGGCTGCTGCCGGGCCATTCGCCGCCGCGCAGGTATCGGTCGCAGACGATGCACCGGTTGTTTTCGCGGCCCTCCACGAGGCGCAGGGTCGCGGCTGTGGGTTGGTCGCTCATGCTTGATGCCTTTCGTTGATTTCCGTCACGAGCCGTTGCGCCACGGTTTCCGGCTCTTCGCCGGTTTTGACGTGGGCCCAGAACGTCTGTTCGACGCTGTCCGTCCACGAGCCTTCGGGGACTTGGCTGATGGCGTGCTGTTGGAGCCATTGGCGGGTGACGCCGCCCCATTCGGTGCGTTTCGGCACGCTTTGGAGCCATTGCGTGTATTGCCGGTTTTCGAGCCATTTGCGCATCGACGGCACGAACCGGTCGCCGTCCTGGCGCACGGTCTGGGCGTAGCGGATGACGGCGCCGAGCAGCTGGCTCGGCTCGGCCTGGGGCATGGTCGGGTCGCTGCCGCTGGTGACGGCCTGCCACAGGTTTTGGGCTTGGTCGCGGCTGCCGGTATGGCTCGGGTACCGGTCCCAGGCGAACGCGAACGGGTCGGCCTCGGCCAAGGCCTCGGCTTCGGCGAGGCTGGACACCGGCCTGGCGTGGCCGGATTCGGCCACGGCTTGGCTCGGCTCGGCCGGCTCCGGCTCGGCGTTCGGTGCGGAGGGGGCTACAGGGGAGGTAAGGCTAGGTATGGTTAGGTTAGGACCGGTTGCTTCGTTTGCTTCGAAGCAATTGCTTCGTTTTGCTTCGGACGTTTGCTTCGGTTTTGCTTCACCGTTTGCTTCGTCTTTTGCTTCATGGTTTGCTTCGGTCTTGCTTCGCGGTTTGCTTGAAGCACTTGCTTCGTTTTGCTTCGAAGCATTTGCTTCGCGTTTGCTTCGCCGAGACTCGCCCGAAGCGACGCCGCCGGCATGCCCGGCCTTGGCTCTTTTCTCCTTGAGTTCGCTGCCGGAAGTGCCGCCGAATTTCATCAGGGTGTCGGCCTCGACCACCATCCACCGGCCGGCGGCGAGCGCCGGTTCGAGCATTCCCGCGGCCTCCAGTTCCGTCACCTGCCGTGCGTTGCCTTTCAGCGAGCGCACGACCGTGAGGTCGAATGCGCCGTCGAATGCGGGAAATCGCAGCTGGTACGCGGTGTGCACGCAGAGTCTGACCCATAGGCCCAACGCGGCGTTTGATACCGTGCCGGGCATGGTCTGCGGGCTGAAGTTGAGCCCGTCGTCTATCTGGGTCCATGTCATGGCTCACTCCGCCTCGTCGTCTTCGGGCAGGAAACACCCGTTGAGTGCCTTGTTTTCCTCGTCGCTGGTGGGGTATCCGAGGTCTGCGAGCGTGTGGTAGTAGGCTTGGGCGATGGTGATGTCGCACTCGTCGGCCCATGTGCCGGGTTTGATGAGTGCTTCGATCTGGGCGCACAGGATGAGCAGGAGTTCCCTGTTCGCGGCTCCCTCGACGTGCTGGCGGCGGTGCAGTTCCGCGAGGTTCGTTTCGCGCCACAGTCCCCTATCGCTCGTGTCGTCGCATGGCAGCGGCGTGGCGGCGAGCAGGTTGTATGCGTCGAGCACGTGGTCGAGGTTGTTCCATCCGGCCCCTGCGATCAGGCCGTCGCATAGGTTGGTCCCGGTCAGGGCGAGCAGGCTCAGACGGGTGTTGGCCTTGCGCAACTGGCCGCCGTTGAATCCGGCGGCGTGCTTCCTGATCCAGTCCGTGCGCAGCGTGTACACCAGCCTGTCGAATTCCTTGCGGGCGGCCAGCGCCTCCTGGAATGCCGCCTGCTCCCGTTCCCTCCGCTCGCTCTTGGCGTCACGTTCGGCGATCTCCTCAGGCGACAATTGCGGGAAGCACAATACGGTGCGCTCGGAGAATCGGATCACCGGCCCGCCGTACGGGTTCTTCTCGCGCCACTGCCCATACCATTGCTTGAACTCGTCGGGCTCGCCGCTCCACGTGTTGAAATACCGGTAGTCCGCCGGAGTCGTCCATATAGACGGCCCGGGATCCACGACCAGGCCCAAGCCGTCAAGCACTTGACGCATACGCTTCTGCCAGTCCTCGACGCGCATACGACTTCGCAGCTGGCCGCGCTTCCAATCCCAGTTCTTGGTGCCCGCCATCGAGGCCAACTCAGCCATCATGTCGGGATAAGCCTCGAACTCCGCAAGATCATCCAGCTGGGAAAGCGACAGCTGGGCGAACGAATTCGACTTGGCACGCACCTCGGCGGGGATACGCGCAATCCTCAAACGGCCACGCACAAACGACTCGCTACGCCCCGTCTTCGAAGCCAGCTCACCCACGTTCGCACCAAGGTCAAGCAACCCCTGATACCCGTCAGCCTCCTCCAACGGCGTCAAATCGGAACGCTGGCAATTCTCCACCAGCATCAGCTCACGCTCGGTCTTCGCATCCAACTCACGCACAACACACGGCACCCGCTCAATGCCAACCAACTTGCACGCCGCCAAACGACGATGACCAATCACCACACGAAACAGGCGCTCGCCGTGCTCCTCATGGTCGGGAGTTACCACAAGCGCCTGCTGCAATCCCTGTTCGCGGATGCTGTCGGCCAATTCGGTGACATCGCCCACGTCCCTGCGGGGGTTGTTCGGGTTGGGGATGAGGTTGGTTACGTTGATGTCGATGATGTTGATAGACAATTCGTCGGGTCACTGCTCCTTAATCGATGTGCTGAGATTCTGGTGCGCGGGCAGGTGCGGCAGACGCTTCCTGCGCCGGCGTTGACGCTCATGCTCCAGTTGCTGGCGTCCGTGCTTGCGTTTGCTCATGATTCAGTCCTCCTTGATTTCGCCGGTCTTCGGATCCACACCGCCAGTGGGCAGGTCACGCCACGGATCCAACAGACTGCGCTCGATACCCGCCTTCACCACGCGCTCGCGGGCCTCGACGGGATAGTTGATGAGGTCGTTGACCGCGTTGGCGGCGTCGAAGATGTGCTGCGAGAGGTCGCAGGCGTCGTACAGGGCGTCGGTGATGGGGTCGATGTTCTTGTATTTCTCGATGTATTCGTCCTTGGTGGCCAGGTCGAGCATCTTGCTGGCCGCGATGCGGAACGCGGCCGCGGCGTCCTTCATGCGTGATGCCTTGGCGGTCAGGGCGAGCAGCATGAGCGGTGTGATTTCGTCGGGAATCAGCGCATCCTGCACGCCATCGGTCTTTTTCTTTCGTGACATTGAATCTCCTTAGAATTCAGGGTCGGAATCGTTTGACGGGAAATCGGTGGAAGCGCCGAAGCCCGAGCCCGGCGTTGCGGGCATCGTTTGGGCCCACGGGTCGCCTTGCTGCACGCCCGGCTCCACAGGCGACGCGGGAGCCTGCGATTGCGCCGGTGCGGGAGACTGCGGCTGTCTGTTCTGCCAGCCGTTCTGCGCGGGTCCTCGGTTGGGGTCGCCGTACGTGCTGCCGCCCGCGTAGCCGCCTCCGGCCTGCACGCGCGTGACCTGCGCCGTCGCACGGGTCAACGCGGGCCCGATCTCCTCCAACCGCATCTCGGTCACCGTGCGCTGAGAGCCGTCCTGCGCCTGATACGAGCGTTGCTGGAGACGCCCGCTGGCGATGACCCTCATGCCCTTGGCCAGGGTGGCCACGATGTTCGACGCGAGCTTCTGCCTTTGGCTGTCCCATGCGGAGCAGTTCATGAACAGCGTGTCCCCGTCCTCCCACTGGTTCGATTGGCGGTTGAACTGGCGGGTGCTCGATGCGATGGTCAGGTTCGCGACCGTGCTGCCGTTGCCCAGGGTGCGCAGCTCGGGGTCGCGCGCCAGGTTGCCGATGATCGTGAGCATGGTCTCGCCGGCCATCACGCCTCACCGTCCAACGCGCGCAGCAACTCCACCGCCGCGCCTCGCACCTCGTCCGCCAAATCGAACAGCTCCCAGTCGGCGTCGTCCATCACGCCGTCCGCGAGCATGGAAGCGGCGCCGTACGCCTCATGCGCGAGTTCACGTCGCGCATCGGCCAGCTCGGCCTCCACATCGGACGTCTTGGATTGTGCGGGCGGTGCCGGCGGCTGGGCGAAGGCGCGCACCAATATCACGTCGTTGGCCTTCAGCGCTTCGGCGAGCATCGCCTCCAACACTGGCAATGAGGGCTTGTTCGACCCCGCGTCCAACGCCAGCAGCAGGCTCTCCGCCACATCCGCCGCATTGGATCGCTCCGGTTTTTCCTTGGTCTCACTCAATTCGGTTTTCCTCCTCTGTAATCGGCTTTGGACGCGTATTCCACCAGCGCGCTCACTTTCCTGTTTTGACGGTCCACGTCCACCTGCTCCGCGTAGGGCAGCAGGTAGATGTACGGGTTGGCCGTCTGGCTGTTGCGGTCGCATATCCTGTCCCAGAACTCCTCGATCAGGTCGGCCGGAGGCCATGACATGCCCTCATCGGTGATGGGGCACCACATCTCTATGCGGCCACTGTCTGCTGCTGGAGCCCGTTCTGTTCTCCCCAGGCGATCACCTCCCTGACCGGGTAGGCGACGCGGCGGGTATCGCGTTTGCGGTGCTCGCGTTTGCCGCCGAGCTTGACGAATTTCGGGCCTTCGCCCCGGTATCTCCATACGCCGAGCGTGCCCACGGTGGGCGAACCCCCGAAATAGGCGCTCACCTTGTCTGCCTTCCAGTAGGCGACGCCGTCCTGGACGATGTCGGGCGGAATCATGGCGCTCATGGTGGTATCCTTTCTCCTGTAGCTGTTTTGCTTCGCCCACGTTGCCGCGTGGGCTTTTTCTTTCCCCGAAGGGCGTGGACCGTGCCGAATCGAACGGCTTCCCGCTGTTTGCCGCGCGTACATGACACCGCGATCTCCAGCGGGGGCGAACCTGCCGGCCCCGTGCGCCGCACCCGCTGGGGATGGGGTGCGACGCGAATGGTGTTAGCGACTGTCCTTGTCGATTGCCGGGGAAGGAAGAACCCCGGCAAGCCTTTATTCGTCGACTCCCGCCTCGCTTGCCACGAGGCACAGGAGCCGCAGGGGGACTCCCAGGAACGCGACCAGCGAGCAGGCACCGTTGGCGAGGGGAGTGGCACAAGCCAAGTGCGTCATCAGCCAGACAAGGCAGACCACGAACGCGACGGCGCAGATTGCCAGCCCGCGCATGAACCGTTTCGACGGGCCGCCGTCGGCCTTGCGATAGCCGGACGCGTGGTGGCCGTATTCCTTGGTGTTCATGGTTCGCCTCACTTGGGTTGGACGAGGGTGTTGGACCCCTCGGGCGTGACGATCAGCTGGTCGGCATTCTGCAATGCGTCGATGTAGTGCTGTCTGAGCACGTTGTCGGTCAGCGAATCGTTCAAAACCTTGTTCGCGTCGGCCTCGCCCTGCGCCTTGATGCGTTTCGTCTCGGCCTTGGTCTTCTCGACCTCCTGCTCGTTCAACGCCTTCTGCTTGTCGATCTCGGCGGCCTGCGCCTCCGCGTACTTCGAGGTGATGGACTTCGGGTAGCGGACCTCCTGCACCGACACCTGTTCGACGCGCAGACCCATGCCCTTCCATTTCGCGGTCAGGGCCTTCTGGATGGCGGCGGTGTACTTGCTGCGGTCGGTCAACAATTGGATGGTGTCGAATTGGCCGGAGACCTCGCGTGGCACGCTGCGCACGTCCACCGCTGCCACCGATTTCACGAATGTGGTCTGCTTGCCGTAGTCCTTGTACAGGTCCATCGCGTACTTCGGGTCGAGCGAATAGTTGACCTGGATGTCGATGTCCGCCTGCGCGCCGTTCTTGTCGTTGACGGTGACCTGCGGGCCTCGTGCGGAGCCTCCGTCGTAGTCCTCCTTGCCCTTGGCCACGTAGCTGATGACGTTGTTGCGGGTGTCGTATTTGACGGTGGACTGCCACGGGAGCTTGCCGTGGAATCCCGCGTCGGCGGAATAGCCGGCGATGGAGCCGCCCATGTTCTTCAACACAACGACCTCTCCCGCGTCCTGCGAATACAGACATGCGGGAATCATCAGCAGACCCGCCACGACGATGGGGACAAAGCCGAGGGTCGCGCCGTCGCCGCCGGTGGCGAGGGCGACGGCGATCATGCCGACTCCGATGAGCAGGAGGATGATTGCGATGATGAACCAGACCATGAGGTTCCTTTCCTTGGATTATGTGTTGGCTCACCTCCCCTAAGCTGGGTATTGCCTAACTACCAGCCTTGAGAGGAGGTGAAAACTAAATGACCAATCGTTTGCATTTGGGATATGAGGACAAGATTTGGCTTCTTGCCGATTCCGTGGATGTCAAGGATCTGCTTGAGGATCTTTCGGAAGCCGCCAAAACCGGTGCCGTGGTGGAGACCTCGGTACGGCGTTCGTCGAATTCCACGGCCGATACGAGCCTCGTGATCAACCCGGCCGTTATTCCGTACTGGTTCGTCGACGAGTCGCAGCCACAGCGGGTGGGGCGTATCTACTGACGTAGCTGTTCCTCGATTCGTTCCATAAGGCTTTCGTCGTGCACCATCACATACCCCGTGAGGTGCACGGCGATTGCCCCGCCAACCAACAGCAACGTCACGCCGTACCCGATGAACCGAACGGCCAGCCTGTACATGTCGCGGACTTCCATCACTTCACCTCGCTTTCGGCGAGCGCTGGGATGGTGTTCTCGGCAGCGAGCGCGGGATCGGTGTTGTCGGCGTTGAGCGCGTTGGCGAGTGTTTCGAGTGGGTCGCCGCCTGAGAGTTGTTGTGCGGCGATGAAGGCTGCAAGGCTGATGTCGTCGCCGTCGAGCCATTTGGCGACGGTCATGCGGTTGCGGCCGCAGGCCTCGGCGATGCTGGTCATTTTGGTTTTGGACAGGAGCACGCGGGTGCGGGTGTCGTGCACGGCACGTTTCGTGGCTTCAACTGCTGGTAGATTAGGCATGTGTTGACTCCTTTGACTGGTTGGAGGTTATGGTGAATGCGGCTGAGTATCTGATTGGCTTCTTCGAAGCCGGGACGACTGACGAAGCCGACAGGCAGGGGTATCGGTTTCCTGATGTCGTGCAAGCCCTCAGCGAAGTCGAGTCAGCGATTGACTCATGGGAGTCCATGGGTGTGGATGTGCATCTGATGAGGTCATGCCTTGAACGGTGGAAGAAGTCGGCATTAAACACGTTCATGGACATTGATGAGCTGCGGTGGGACATGTCGATGTTCACCCATGCGAAAACGCAGGAGAAACTTACCGACGGCGATCTCATGGGACTGCAATCCGTAGCCGAAAAACTATCGGCTTCCACCGTCTCGTACTCCGAGGATGCCCGGCAAAAGATGAGGAACATGATCGAGGAAGCCGTCAAATGCGTCCGTGCGGATGACAGTCTGCCCTCCGACTTGCTGGCGTACTTGTCCCGGTTGATTCGCGAAGCCCGCGAAGCGTTGGACGAATACGAGCTGACCGGCGACTTCAAGCTGTCGGTGGCGTTCGACCGACTGTGCAACGCATTACGAGTGGCCGAAACAAAAACGAAGAAGCATCCCGTGTGGGAAAAGTTCAATGAGCAGTTCATGGTTCCTCTTATCGCTCAGGTCGGGGTGAATGCTGCGGTGTACGGTCTGACCGTCGCTCAGGTGCTGCCTGCGATCGGTAGTTGACCTCGGCAATCAGGTTGTTGACCGCCGTCATCTCGTACTTGTCAATCGCATCGGCGGTCAGCTTCCCCTCGCGCAACAGGCGACGCATATCGGAGCAGAAACCCGTCACGAGATTCATGTAGAGATACAGCTCCCTGACCGGAAGCTCCCTGTAATCAATCTGGGCCATCTCAACCACCTCCGCTGTAAGCTCGTGATTACGGAACTCATGTTAGCTAACGCTTACAATTTGAGCAAGTGCGGCGTGTTTCCACATGCTTACACGTATGTTTGAGCC